CGGTCGCCGGCGGTATGCCCACCAGCGCGCTGAACACGGGCGGCAGCACGCTGCTCGGAGGTTGAGCGATGTGCGGCATCGCCAAGAAGCTGGACGCTCCCGGCGCCAACCAGATGGACAAGTTCTACGGGGACAACGGGCTGGGCAAGGTCAACAGCAAGATGAACCCGTTCGGCGCGTACCTGGTGACCGGCAACACGGGTAAGCTGGACCCGGTCAACCTGAACAACGCGCCCGACGAGATCCCCACGCCGCCCGCGCTGCAGGAGGCGAAGGACCCTGACTCGATGGCGCTGCGCCGGAAAGCCCGCGGCGGCCAGATGGCCGGCGGCACGCTCCTGACCTCGCCTCGCGGCGTCAGCCTGAACTCGATGAACACGGGCGGCACCACGCTGCTGGGTGGTTGATGGACTCTCTCGCCACCCGCGCACGGCTGATGCGGCGCCAGGCCAGCCTCTGGACCGAGCGCTCCTCTTGGGACACCCACTGGCAGGAGATCGCCACCTACCAGATGCCCCGTGGTGGGCGTTTCTTCACGTCCGACACCAACCGCGGCCAGAAGAAGCACAACAACATCTACGACAACACGGCCATCTTCGCGCACCGCACGCTGGCCGCAGGGATGATGTCGGGCATGACGAGCCCCGCGCGCCCCTGGTTCCAGCTGGGCCTGCAGGACAAGGACCTGATGGAGAACGGGCCGGTGAAGCAGTGGCTCCACCAGGTCGGCGAGATCATGCGCGCCATCTTCAACGCGTCGAACACCTACAACGCGCTGCACCAGTGCTACGAGGAACTCGGCGCGTTCGGCACCTGGGCCAACTTCGTCCAGCCCGACTTCGACAACGTCATCCACCACTTCCCCATGACCGTGGGTGAGTACGGTCTGTCGGTCAACGACAAGGGCGTGGTCGACACCTGCATGCGCCGACTGCAGATGACGGTCGGCCAGATGGTGAAGGCGTTTGGCAAGGAGAACTGCAGCCCGGTCGTGCAGAACCTGTGGGACCGCGGCACCTTCGACAGCTGGGTGCAGATCTACCACATGGTCCAGCCGCGGGAGGAGTTCGACACCCGCAAGAAGGACAACAAGAACATGCCGTTCGCCTCGATCTACTTCGAGCCGGCGAGCGACAACTGGGAGAAGTTCCTGCGTGAGTCGGGCTTCAAGCGCTTCCCCGCGCTGTGCCCGCGCTGGGTCGTCACCGGCAACGACATCTACGGGCGCAGCCCCGGGATGGACTGCCTCGGCGACGTGAAGCAACTGCAGCTGGAGCAACTGCGCAAGGCCCAGGCCATCGACTACCAGGTCAACCCGCCCCTGCAGATCCCGGTCCAGTACAAGGACCAGGCCAACAAGCGCATGCCCGGCGGCGTGATGTTCGTGGACGCGGCAGGACCTGGCGGCGGTGTGCGCTCGGCCTACGAGGTCAACCTGCGGCTGGACTACCTGCTGGCCGACATCCAGGACACCCGCGAGCGCATCCGCTCCGCCTACTACGCCGACCTCTTCCTGATGCTGGCCAACGACACCCGCAGCGGCACGACCGCGACGGAGATCGCTGAGCGTCACGAAGAGAAGCTGCTGATGCTGGGCCCGGTGCTCGAGCGCCTCCACAACGAACTGCTGAGCCCGCTGATCGACATCACGTTCGACCGGTGCCTGGAGGCCGGCATCCTGCCGCCCCCGCCGCCCCAGATCCACGAGCAAGAGATCGACATCGAGTTCGTGTCGACCCTGGCCCAGGCTCAGCGCGCGGTGGCCGCGAGCGGCAGCGACCGCCTGCTCGGCACGGTCAGCAACCTCGTGGCCATCTGGCCCGAGATGAAGCACAAGATCGACGCGATGCAGGTGGTGGACGACTACGCCAAGATGTACGGGGTCAACCCGAAGATCATCCTGGACGATGACCAGGCCAACGAGAGCATGGCCATCGAGCAGAAGGCGGCCCAGGCCCAGGCTGCCGCCGAGGCCGCGCCGAAGCTGGCGGCCGGCGCGAAGGCGGTCAGCGGGATCGACCCGCAGAACATGAACGACGTCATGGGCTCGCTCATGGGCTACCAGACGCCGACCCCGGGGCAGGTGCCCGCGTGAGCGATCCCCGCATCATCCGCACGACCGGTGGCCTGTTCGATCAGGCCACCGGCAAGTGGATCGGCGTGGTCGACGCGAACGGCCACGAGCAGGTCGTCCTGTCCGAGCCCGAGCGCAACCAGCTGTTGGGCCCAGGCCTGCTCAGCGCGGTGGCCTATGACTCGAGCAATCGCGCCATCTCCTGGACGCTGGACGGGGTGACCTACACCGCGAACTACAGCCCGACCGCGATCACGGTGGCGGGCAGCGACGGCCACACCACGACCATCGCGGTCGACCCCGCCAACCGCATCACCGGAGTGACCCCGGCATGAAGCAGACCGACACCAGCGCACTGCGCGCTGCCACCGTCCACTACTGGGCGAACTTCGTGCATGCCCGGGCAGAGCAGGACGTGCAGCGCGTGCATGCGTTCCAGACGCTGCGACGCGACAACGAGGACCTGAGCCAGGTCACTGACGACCAGATCACCGAGGCCTACGGTGGCCGCGGGTGGGCGCCGACCCCGGTCTGCTACGAGTGCGGGGCGCGCAGCGACGACAACGTGCTGTTCGGCCCGGAGCACGACCTCTCGCTGTGCCAGACCTGCATCGACAAGGCGGCCGCGTTCAACGCGCTGCCCAAGCCCAACCTGTTCACCCGACTTTTCCGCAAGGGAGCCTGACATGGCCACCAACTTCTCCACCGCCCTGCGCACCGCTGTCGTCGGCGCCATCGTCACCCAGGCCGGCGCAGGCGCCAAGCTGAAGTTCTACAGCGGCACACGACCCTCGGGTGTGACCGCGGTGGGCGGCGGCACCACCCTGCTCGGCACCGTGACCCTGGGCGCGGCCATCGGCACGACGTCCTCGGGCGCCATCGACTGGGACGAGGCCAGCGCGACGCAGAGCAATGGCTCGCACGTGTCGGGCACGCCCACGTTCGTGGACCTGGAGACCAGCGCCGGCACGATCCTCTTCCGTACCGACCTCGGCGCCGGCAGCTGGACGTTCACGGGCGCCATCGCCACAGGCCAGAACATCACCCTGTCCAGCCTGGTCACGACCTCCGGCAACGCCTGACAGATGGCCTCCGTCGTCACCCCCCTGGTCTACCGGGTGGCGTCGGGCCGGCCGGTGAACGCTGGCCGCTGGCCGGGCGGGCGGGTCGGCGGCGGCATCACGCTGGCTGACGCGGTGATGTCCGGGACGTTTGCCACCGCGGTCCCGACCAGCGTCAACACCGCGCTGATGGGTGACAGTCTCACCACGCACCTGCTGGGCTACAACTGGAGCCCGTTCTGGTGGGCCAACGGGCTGGCAGCCGGCGGCGCGCTGAAGCTGATCGCCAACGCGGGCATCTCGGGCAACACCATCGGCGACATGCTCGCCCGGGTGAACAACGCCTACACCAACGCCACGCCGGGCCTGGCCGGGCTGGGCACGGTGGGCCGGATCTTCCTGCGCGCGGGCACCAACGACTGCCGCTCGCAGACCCCGTGGTCGTCTGTCAGCAGCAACGCTTCTGCCCTGCTCACCGCGCTGAAGGCACTGTGCACGGGCCGGATCATCATCCTGTCGGTGCCGCCGGTCGGCCCGACCGAGGCGAACTACGCCGCGATCAACGCGGTCACGCTGACCTACAACACCGGCTGGGCTGCGCTCGCCGCCGCCGATCCCACGCGCCTGCTGTTCGTCAACGACTCAGCGAACCTGCGCGACGGCAGCGGCGCCCAGCTGTCGGGCTACTTCAACGGGGACGGCATCCACAACGATGGCCGCGCCACCTGGCGCGAAGGGGTGGACCTGGCGGCCGACACCGCGTTCATCGCCGAGGTCTCTGGCTACCCCAGCCCCCTGAGCACTGACGCTGCGGACATCTACCCCGCCCAACCACAGTGGAACCCGAACCACGTCATGGCAGGCACCGGGGGTGGCGGCGGGTTCACCGGCCAGGTGGCCACGGGCTACAGCGTGGGCGGCTACGGCAGCGGATTCGCAGGCACGGTCGCCAAGGTGGCGGCCGATGTTGGCGACCCGAACCAGACACCCTGGCAACGGGTCAGCCCGACCCAGGTCGGCTACACCGGCGGGGGCGAGGCTCTCCTGATCACCGCCGCCCTGTCGGGCCGCGCGGTCACCAGCGTGGACCCCGCGGGGCTGGACATCACGGTCGAGGTGCGCTTCAACGCGTTCGACACCACCAAGTTCAAGTGGTCGCGGATCATGATCATGGGCGGCACCAGTAGTCAGCCCATCATGCCCGACCTCGATCTCAAGATGGGCGGGGAGTCCTCCATCACACACAGCAGCGTCGTGGCCCGCATCGCTATGCCCCGCCTGTCCGGTGGCGTCAGCGAGTCGGGCCTGTCGCTGCGCTGGGAGTGGGCGACCCGATCCGCATTCACCGGCAGCATGGGGTCGTTCGACTTCCGCTGTCTTACCGTCCGAGGCTGACATGCTCACCACCCGACGCTTCACCAGTGGCGATCTCGAGATCCGCGAGCTTGA